AAGACAGGTGGCTTGTACGTGTATGCGAGCTCTACAGTTAATGCAGCGTTCGGGGTTGGCGCCAACATATGAGTGTCATCATCATAGACAGCATAATACTTGGGAGTACCTGCTCCAGTTGATGTTCTATTTGGCGCAAATTCGTTCATAAACGAAATATCTTTTTGTATCAAGAATGTTCTATTATCAGAACCATCTATCAACTGAATGTACCTGGTAGCTTCCCAATTTGCAGGAAGCGGTAAAAAAGGATTGTTTATTGTAAGTGTAGCAGTATCGTATCTTCTATAGTATGTCAGATCTACTGTTCTTCTAAGCTTATCCTCTGTTGAAATAATAAATTGATTAATTATAGCATCAGTCAAGACATCAGAGGTTGTTTCAGTATAATCTCTTACATTACTTAATAAATCAGTATAATCACTCATGACGTGCTCACTGTAACATTTCCTGTTTGACTTAGCAACTTAGTCTCTTTTGCATCTGTTTTTGGTTGCATTCCAACACTAGAAAATAAGTTTGTGTTGACTCCGATCAAACCAACAAAACATCTAGAATCTGCCCTTTGTGGTCTTGCATTTTCTAATGCCTCTGGATCACTAATTATTGGTAAAGGTTCTAGTTGAGGGTGTTTTCTTTCAAATTCAGATATATGAACCGTTGATCCGTTCCATTCTTTAACCATTTCATTATATGGAAAAGCCATACCAGATCGATCTGATATTCTTTTAGCAAATTTACCTGATGCATATTTAGCCATTATGAAGTTCCTGGTAAATAAGTTTTAGGTGTTAAAAATAAACTAGATCTTTCTCCATCTTGAGCTGCCGCTCTTTGAAACTCATCTTCATAAACTTGTTTTAATAATTGAATTCTTTCTGGCGCTTTTTTCATAGCTATGTAATAAGCTAATCCAGCAGTCATACATGGAAGAAAACGAAAAGGAATCTCAGCATTATTTGTGTACTCGCCAGCATCCTTCATACGAAGAAGAGCGTAGTATTTTAGAGTGTATGTTGTATCAGCTTGAGGATATAGATATAATCTTGGGTTTATCGTACGCTCAAAATAGTATTGAGTTGGTCTTCCGCTGGTCGTTTTAACAGCAATATTTAAATATGTTGATCTACTAATTGGTGTTGCAGAAAAATCATTATTACTGCTATCACTAATAGCAAGATCTGTAATATCAATTATTTGTTGTGCTGCCTCTTGACCAGAACCAAATAAATCTAAGCCAGTTAAATTGTTTGTCCCTGCCGTTATTGTTTTTTCTTGTAATTGAATGGTCCAAAGATTTAATCCTCTGTTTGCCCATTCAGAAAGCATTAAGTTTAATGAACGTCTTGCAGTTTGCAAATCGTAGCCACTACGAACTTGCAAACCACAACGCTCATATGCTTCTTCAGCAATTTCATCTATCGATAGATCAAAGCTAGCTGTTGATGCGTAAGTTGGCATTAGCCTCTTTTATTTCTTTTCATGCTACCGCCAGCTTTTTTCTTCATCATTTTGCCGCCCATAGCTTTCTTTTTGACCATGTTTCCACCTTTGGCTTTTTTCTTCACCATGTTTCCACCGCCCATCATGCCCATAGCTTTTCTAGGTGATACGTTCATCATTGAACCTCCACCCATTTTTTTCTTAGGCATCATTGCTTTGCCACCACCACGCATTGCAGCAGTCTTAGGCTTCATAGCCCCACCGCCACCACGCATTGCTTTAGTCTTTGATTTTTTCTTCATCGCCATTGGTACCTCCAAATAATTTATTAAATTTTTTGTATCGCGATTTTACCACCTCATTGTAGTATCCTCTAGGCCACTTATCATAGTAACCTAGCTTATGTAGTTTATCAGAAGCTTCCTGTAATTGCGAGAACTTTTGCACTAGCATCATGGAGTAATCGTATTGAGGATAAGAGATTGATTTATCAAAATCTAGTGTGGGATAAACTAGGAATTCTTGTTCCTCTACAGTTGCAGGATTACTAGGATGAAAACTCATAAAATATAAATCTTTAGGATTATAAAACAAATTATAAGCCTCTGTAGCGTTCTCTAGATCGTCTGGCGAGTAATTATGGTACAGGTCACAAAATATTAAGATTTCGTGCTGATTCCAATCAAAATCTTCTAAGATACCATTTAATGTTTTTTTGTACCAAAGTTGTTTTGGTTTTATTTCAATTCTTACTTTGTTTTGTTTCCAAGTGTGTTTAGCAAAAGGGCATGCAGGCATACCACCAAGGTGTTCATTTCTAACTTCTAAAAAATGTAATGACCAATTTCTAAGGTCTTTTACTATATCTTGCCTTGTCGGTTGTACTTCTTCCATGATAATCTCTTTCTTTTATTTTTAGGTCTGGACCTAGTT